TAGTGTACCACTACAGTTTGAGTGTGCCATCTTCGCAAAGCACGAAACTTAAATTGTTTTCCCAATCTAAATCGATTTTCGTTACCACTTTTCCTGCTTTGAGTAACTCGATTATTTCATCGCTACCTAAATCTTGCTGTTTAAATTTAGCTACGCCACCTTCAGTAAAACCAACTAATTCAGCTTCTTCAAGCACGCTCAGCCAATCGGGGGCGTTGCTTATCCAGCCTGTCATCACGAGTGATGGCTCGTTTGCAAAGGCGAGTGGGATAACAGGCAAAGAGCCTAGGGATTTTCGCAATAACGCTAACGCATCTTCTGCCCGTTTTGCTGAGCCTGCGTCCACATAAATCAACCGGTTTTGCGTATCAATCCAAAGTGCGGTCTGTGTGCTACGCGTAAAAGCCTGTGGTAGTAAGGTGGCAACAACGTCATCTTTAATCGATAACCGTTCTAATTTTCTTAGTTTGCGTTCTTCTTTCTTCTCAAGTTCATTGACCCTCCGTTCCAGCTCTTTTGTTACAACCTGATTCGGCAAGATTTTTTCTTCTCGCTGGGCGACAAGTAAAATTTGTCCGTTAGCCTCAAAGCAGAGTTGTTCGCTCGTGCTAAGTGGTGCAATCCAGCCAAATTTACTTGCCTCACTACTACCGCAAGGCGTAAATTCGCAAGTGCCAAGCTGAGCCGATAGATTGCTGAAGTCGATCGCTTTTGTTAAGCGGTAAATCATTGCATTTTTAAACCAAAACATTTTCTTTTCTCCTAGTTTTTTTGTGATTAAATCCGTAGTTGTTCCACAATAATGCCCGTCGCAGTCTGAACCTAAATCGAGTTCATACGCACACCACAATAAGCCGATAATCATTAAAATTCTGAACATAATTTCACCTTTTGATTTGATAATTTTGTCAAATCAATGACTAAACTTTAATCAATTTACTGAATTTAGGGTGCAATAAACCGCCTCACTAAAAAGTAAGGTAAGGCGGTTGGTTAAGTTAGAAGTTGTATTTACGAACTGGTATTAGTTTCGCTCTCGGCTTGTAGTTATTGATTGTGTTTAAGCAATATTGCCAATGTGCGTTCTGTGGGTCTGTATATTGCAAAGGATCAATATCTACTTGAAGTCGTGCGTGAATAAGGTCAAGTGTAGATTGATATTCGCTAACTTGAGTATAAACGGTTGAGGCAAAACTTGAACCAATCGTACGTAATCCTGGTTCAATGTGTTTTAGCATTTGGTGCATTTCAAAGGCGGCACACCAAAATGAGGCTAATCGTTTAAGTTCGTTTTCCGTCCAGTTTAGGGTGATTGTTTTTTCTGGTTCTGGTAACGCAATCTGTTGTGGTTTACATTCAATTTGGTTTAAGAAAGCTCGTAATACAACTAAATGAAAAGCTGGGCTTATCCAAGCAGCGTAAGCGATAACTAGCTCTTTGCAAGCGTATGAACCTAAGCCATTTTTTACAACCAAAATAGTATTGCGTGGTTGGTTTTCATTTTCCATTTCCGCAATGAGTTCTTTGGTTGTTTCTAGTCGAATGAATAAAGCTGGACGATGTTTGTTTTCACTACCACTAGCAATATGAAGATCGTTTAATGAATATAGATTTCCATTTTTACGAATTTGATTTGATAAGATTTGTAAGTTTGACATTTTATGCCTCTGAACGAATTTAAGTTAAATTATTCCGATCAATAAGTAGGGTGATCGGGGGTCAACTTACCGCGTTCAGACGGCGGAGCTTATTCAGATGTATTGTATATCGCTCTCTCGCCCCGATCATATTGAATTTCTAGCTATACAGATCTGTATAGGTAGATTTTAGGGATAAAAAAACCGCTATGCTATCGGGTGCGGAAAACCGCTGAACGTTGTAAGTACGGTTATCTTAATCCGAAGTTTGGGCGGTGTCAAATAAAAAGCCCACAATAAACATTGCAGGCTTTCTTAAAATATTACTTGTCTTGTATGTAAACATACATTATAATAATCTCACTTTCAAGGGATAGCTTGAAAGTGAGTGTGAGGCTTAATCCTCACGATAACGAAGAGGATAATAATATGTTAATCCGTATTATCCTAGTTATCGTTTTATTACTCTGGTCTTTGCCAGTTTATTAATCTGATAACTTACTGGGGGAGTACCAGTCCCCCAGTTCTTCAAATCATAGGGAATAATTATGGCATTGTCAAGAACCGAAATAAATGCTCGTAGCGAGGCAAAGCGGGGCATTGTAACGAAGTCTTTTAAAATTCCACAATCTGTTTCAGATGAAATAGATAGGCTTGCTGTTGAGCTTGGTATTTCAAAAGGAAAGATATTAGAACAAGCAATTTTGTTACTTAAACAAGCCCATTCATAACTTCTCAACTGTTCGGAAAAGCCTAACTGTTTGGGTTAGGCTTTTCTATATAATCCACAACCGGCACACTTACCACTTGCTGTGGTTCAAATTGCTTACCGGTGGCTAATTGAGCGTAGCCGATAATGTCGTCCCAGTGGTCGGGGAAGGTTTCATCACCGTTGCAAATTCGGGTGAGTTTGGCGGCAATCATTGTGGCGGCGTAGGCTTTGACTTTGTTGCGTTCAAAAAGCTGGCTTTCGATGATCGGTTTTATCAGGTGATAAAAGGTTTCTGCACCGCTGGTAAAATCGCCGTGCGTTTTTGCTCGCTCGTTGAGTAGGTCTGTGTTCATTTTCTCCTCGTAAAAAAGCCCTCATTTGAGGGCGCTTTTGTCTAAATCTAGGTTGAAATGATTGTAATGTTTTGAAATATAAAACTTATCGTCAAAACTATCTAAAGTAAATTCCACATAATAGATACGACCACTTTTCATTATAACTTTAGTTATTTTTTTAAACGTACGGTCAAGACCTTCTATAAAACTATCTGTTTCTTCGTCATAGCGAATATAGCAATCTTCAATACATTCAATTTCATGAAAATTAATCCACGCTCTATGTCCATCAATTAAAGTCACGTCACAAAACTTTAATGTGTTCATTTTTATCCTCCATTAAAAAGGCATCTCATCATCAAAATCAGCTGGTGGCGGTGGGGTGTAAGTGCCGTTTTTTGCTTGTGCGTAAGCATTCGGCTTGTTGGCTTGTGCTTGTTGTGTCGGTGCGTTAGCCTGTGCGTTTTGCCCCTCTTGACGGCTATCTAGCATCTGCAAGCTGTCGCCTTGAATTTCTGTGATGTAGCGTTCTTGCCCATTTTTGTCTTGCCATTTTCGGGTTTTGAGCTTGCCCTCAATATAGACTTTTGAACCTTTTTTAAGGTATTGCTCGGCGATTTCCGCTAATCGTCTAAATAATATAATCCTGTGCCATTCCACATTCTCACGCCATTCTCCGCTCTGTTTATCTTGCCAACGCTCACTAGTTGCTACGCTGATATTAGCTACTAGATCGCCGTTTTGCATTGTGCGGATTTCAGGGTTTTGTCCTAAATTCCCTAATATAATTGCACGATTTACGCCTGCCATTATTTACCCCCTATTAATTAGGTGTGGAGCGTACTCCTTAATAAAAATTATTAAACTTTTTGCCATATTCTCAACATCTAGATCCATATCTTCATATCTGTGAAATGATACAGTAACAGCTTCTTTAATCAGAAAGGTATCAGGAGTAGCAGCAGGGTTATACTGTCTAAAAAGATTGTAGGTAAAATGATCTAAATTAAGCCAAGATAGATACGCTCGCCATTGCATTGATGGCTCATAATTCTTTTCGACATCTATTGATGAGGTTAGCTTGTGATCGAAAACAGTGTTGCTATCCATCGCATCAACAACACCAACAAATGTCACATCTTCATCAAGAATTCTTCTCATAACCGTGAATTTAAACTCTTTGATTTTTGGAATATAAACATCACTATCAATTTCGCTAAAATCAAAAGTAAAACCATCAACTGTTTCTACTGTTAGATTACCCTGTTTTGTTTCAAGCAGTTTATGAAAAGCAGTGCCAGCCATCATTGCTTTAGTAGGTTCTATTTTTCTATCAAGATAAGCAACCATATCTTCTATGGTTGCATCTTCGTTATCAAGCCATCTTCGGTAGGCTTCTAATGTTGTTGCGGAGATTCTTATCATGCGGCGACCTTTTCAAATTGTTTGCTTTCTTTATTGAAAGTAATTCCTTGTTTTTTCGCATAATCCATTAATAGCTGCTTATGTAAAGTTGGCATATCTGGATCTATCATTTCGTTAAACTCTTCAGGATTTAACAAAACGCTGAATTTAGCGTGCACCTCATCAAGTTCTTGTTGTTCCTTGATAGCTTCATCAGATTGTTTATTTAATTCTGCTTTCACTTGCTCGATAATATTCGCTAAGAACAAAGGCTCAACTTTAAAGTTAGGTACAGCAATCACAGGTAAGCCTATTGGGTTCTTACCAAAGCCTGTTGAGCTAGGGTTAAAATCGAGAACTTTTTGATTGCCATTTAAGACTAATCTTCCCATTAAATCTGCCACTTTATAAACTTCGTTTTTCGCTCCGCCTTGAATATCCAAACGTTCTACAAACTCATCATTTTTTCTTTCCTCAGTCATATGTGAAAGTAAAACGACATCTTTACCGAAAGAGCGGAGAAGTTTTAACCACGAAATAAACCTATTTTTAAGTGTGCCATAGCCTTGTTGACTTAATTCAGTTCCACCATTTCTAGTTGTTCCTTTTTGATTACTTCTTAGAATATCAACCGTAATCATATCTAACGCACGACCTACGGTATCAATAATAATGGTATCGTAAGGCTTTAAATCCTCTTCTGTTAAGCCTGTAATATCTTGCCAAGATTCAATCTGTACCGTATCTTTACGGAATTGAGAACGATATGCTCCATTATCGAAGTCTAGCAGCAGTGGATTTTTTGCTGTAAATGCGGTTGATGTTTTTCCATAAGCTGGGGGAGCATAGATACAGATAGTGATGTTTTTTACTTCGATAGATTGTTTTGATGAAATGATTTTAAGTGCCATATTATTATCCTCTTATTTGAATTGGTTAAAGGTTCTGTGGTCTGCGATTTCGTTTTCTTGCACGAGGTGGAATTGATTAATCTCTAGTAGATGTAACAATCCCTCTCGCTCTTGTTCATCAATTGGTAAGTGGTGTATTGCGTTGACAATGTCGTTATATTCGTAATGAGCTAAAAGCTCAGTAAAGTAGTTATTCCACTGTGGATCCGTTTTATACTGATGCAAAGCTAACGTGAGTTGATGAAATAACATTTCAAGCCGTTGGCGGTTAAGCTGTTTCGCTTGTTGATTAAGCTGTTCAAAAATATCCATCATCTCACCCCCTCCGCTAATCGCACTCTAATTTCCGCTTCGTGTGCCGGTGTGAGCGGTGTTTGTAAATTGCCGTGTTCCTTTTTCCATTCTTCTTTTGCCCATTGTTGCCATTGTTGCTGTTCCTCGCTTAAGGTAGTTTCAAGGTTGAGCGTGTGATTGTAATAATCGGTGTCTTTTTCCAGTGCTTTGACGGGTTGCGGTTGGCAACTAATGCCTAAAACAAAGGCGATGATTAATGCGGTAATAAGGTAAATCGGCTCTAGTGTGAATTTCATTTTTTGTTTCCTTTTGTGTTTGGCGATTTATTTCTCCACGCTCGCCAACGTGGTATATTGGCGTTGCCACACAACCAATATAGGGGATAAATCATGTTAAATTCTGCTTATATTTGCCAACAAATACCTATGGAAATTCGCCCATTTTTTAAAATTGAAATGGCAGAAATTTCGGAAAAACACGCACATTTGTTGGATAATATTGCTCAATCTATTCAGACCATTTCGCAATTTGTTCATCTGAACAAAACGGTGAATGTAATTGTTGGTTCGTGTCCATTTGAACTGTCAATGTCAAATTCAGTTTTATCGGTACAGATACTTGAACCTGCTCTACACATAGCGATTGAGAACTTTGTTTTTCTTGATTTGAATGTGATGTTGTCATTACCTCCTTCGCTTCAGAAAGCTTGTGCGGTGGAAGAGCTTGCTCACGTTTTGATGAATATTCGTGATGAACATCTTGTGAAAATGGTTGTCGCTGAGATGTTGCCTGATGTGGCGTATCAAAATGGGCGATATGTTCCCGTTTAAGCGCGCTGTAGTTCAGTTTGTTTGCATAAATTACATTAGAAGAAATCATTTTTGCTCCTTATTTGAACAATTTGCAGAATTTAGGGGGCAAGAAACCGCCTCACTAAAAAGTAAGGTAAGGCGGTCAGTTAAATTAGAAATCGTATTTACGCTTTGGGATTAATTTCGTTTTTGGCTTATATTGGTTGATTGTATTTAAACAATATTGCCAATGTCTATTTTCTGGTTCATCACTGTGAAGGGTTCTGTCATTCCGCACCTCAACATTCAGATACAAAAAAAGCCGTTAAAAAACGGCTTGGAATTGGGTATATCCTAATATAAAGGGCATTTTTCTTATTTTATCTAATGCTTTTTTTCTATCTAAATTCTAATTCCTTTTGGATACATTCTCTTATATAACGATTACATTCTATATAATGATTATAAAAATCATTAGCGAATTCTTGTTTCTCATCTTGTTTAGTAGCACTATTTAATTTACTTATTTTATTTATTAATTCCTCTATTTTTCCCTGCTCATTCGGGCAATATAGTATAAACTTAAATTGTACTGAGCTTAATTCTTTTAAGGTTTCATAATTAATATTAAGAGAACCAGCAGGTTTACTTAAAAAAACTCTTTCAGACCAAGACATATAACTTTCAAATGCATGCATTCTTAAATTTAATAGTTTCGCCTTTTTCTGAAATGAGATTGTTTTTCTCCATCCTATGACTACTAGAAATAAACTGACTATTGATACAATTATAGTAATCCAGCCATCAGCAGTGATTTTTGAGAAAAAATCTATAATGTAATTTTCATTCATAATATAAACCTCATCAATCCTTTTCTATTTCTATCTAATAATATTAAATTATGACTCGTTAAGAAAGGGGATTGTATTAGACAAACCTATTTCAGCCCCAATAATTTTATTATCTGTAACTCTATACACAAGTAATGAAACAATAAGTGAGGTTATTACTGAAATAATGATAGTATCCATTGTGTTGTCCTTATAAAAAAGCCCCGCTAATTTGCGAGGCTTATCTGTAATAAAAATTATCTAAAAACTGTCTTTCCCACATCTCAGCTGCTCGATCACATTCTCGTGGATCAAAATCATCATCATCGCCGTCATATTCTTGATCGTCGTGGTTAATGGAGAGCGATTCATAGTAATCTTCATCACTGTCGTATTTCCAGGTGCTCATTGTGTTTCCTCCAATCTGGATTTAGCCACTTCGATCAAAAGCTGATATTCTCTTTTGGTTTTTTCATCGTGTACTTCTGCGGATTTTTTCAAAAACTCTTCAACAGAACCACTAAAACAGCCTCTAGTGACCCACAATACTCCTTGCTTAGTTTTAAATACGGTTAATGTGCCGTACTCCGTACCAACATTCGAAAACCATACAATATCAGATCTCTCGCACACCCTGGCATTACCGTACACCTTGGCATTACCGCACACCTTGGCATTACCGTACACCTCGGCATCATCGCACACCTCGGCATTACCGCACACCTTGGCATTACCGCACACCTCGGCATCATCGAACACCTCGGCATTACCGTACACCTTGGCATTACCGCACACCTTGGCATTACCGTACACCTCGGCATCATCGCACACCTCGGCATTACCGCACACCTCGGCATTACCGCACACCTCGGCATTACCGTACACCCTGGCATTACCGTACACCTCGGCATTACCGTACACCTCGGCATTACCGTACACCTCGGCATTACCGTACACCTTGGCATTACCGTACACCCAGGCATCGTTGCTCTGATCTAAGTTTGACTCTTTCTCGACATAGCCACCTAAATCACCAGCGTTAACACCGATTGAGGCGATTGCGACTAGTGCTTTTATGCGATAGAGTTTAATTTTAGTTGTAAATCCGATCTCGATATATTCATCGGTTAATTCATATTTTTTCATTGAGTTTCTCCTATTTCTCATCTCATTCAAAACCACACTCAAAGCCACGAGGAAAAAAGACTAAAAACGAGCGGCTAAGAATGCGGTTTTGAATGGCGCCTTTCTTTATACTTGTAAGGCTCAAGTCCCTTATTGTCTCTCACAACGTTAAGGAATATAATCAAAACTCTCTCACAACAAATAAGGATTAAAATTTATGTCAAATTTAATCATTTCTTACGATTTAAGAAATCAACGTGATTATCAATCACTTTACAATGCTATTTCTACACTTGGAAATACTAGTAAAGTATTGGAATCTGTATGGTATGTAAGAAGTCAATATACCGCTGTACAGTGTAGAGATTATTTAATGAAGTACCTTGATAATGATGATGGCATTGCAGTTTGGGATTGCACAAATAATACTTGGGCAACATATGGTGTTAATGTAGAAAGAATGAAACAACTTTGGACTCATTAAACTTTTTTAACATATCTTTCTCCAGTTTGTTCATTTAATATTTCTGATATAACTTCTGCATCAGAATATTTATTGATATTAGAAATAGCTTTGCACGCATCTAATTCAAGCCCCTTATAGTAGGGGATAATTGCAACTGATTGTAAAATCGCTTTGCGAATATCTTCTTTTTGCAATTCTGTTAAAGAATTTGCTGAGCAACTTTCCATTTCAATAAATTGTCTATTTTCCATATTAACTCCTATTGTTTTAGTTAGAAACGCACTAAATTAAGTTCTGGCTTAGCTATCCTTAAATTGGTAATTGTACGATTACCCAGACCTTTAGCGGATCTCTTAATCAATGCGTTTCCTAATGCCTACTTAACCCCTTAGGAGAAAAATTTTTTTAAAATACTTCATATTGCAAACAAACAATATAGTTAAGTAGGCATTAGATAACGGTTCGTGGGCTTGTTCGCCTGTTTCCCCCAACCGTTGTAGCAACTATTTCTAGTCGTGGTTTTCCACTCAAGCTAGTAAGCAGTGCTGCCCTTGACCTACCAAACGCCTCTCTTCGTTTCTGATTTCTCAACACGTAGTACAGTTTTCTGCTCGGGGGTTACTGACCTTAAATCAGGTCATCACTTACCGCCATTGCCACGCCAATTTGTTAAAGAACATTGAGATGTTGTTTTTGCGTCATCTCGTTTTGATGTTTATACTTTAGCAAATACTAAATATTTAGTAAACACTTAATTTAGTTTTATTTAGTAAAATAAGTTGATTTATTTAGTAAATGATTGAAGTATAAATAAATAAAAATTTAGAAAAGTAGTTTAAATGCTTATTTTTTAACCTTTTATGGTTGATGGGTATGATTTTTAGGTAGGGCATTAAGCACGAAATAGGAAATTTTAAGAAAGGTAGGTTATTTAAAATAAATAATTGAAATTATTATTATTTTTTAAATTAAGATCGTTTTTAGAAGAGATAAGCAAGATTTCAGGCAAAAGAAAACCGCCTATTGGCGGTTTAATTACATTGACGTTCTTACATAATTCAATAGTGCTTCATTAATTCTTGATTGCCAACCTTGTCCCGTTGCTTTAAAGGCAGTGATAACTTCTGGTGACAATCTAATGGTAATTGATTGTTTAGTAGGTTGTTTTTGTTTTCCTCTAGTGCGAGGCTTAATTTTCCCCTCTATCTCTCTTTGTGCTTGATGAGATAGTGCCATTGCGATAAATTCAGGAGACATTACATTCTGAATAGGTTTCATTCGATCAAAATCTGCTTTAGTGAGTTCTCTTACTTCTCCATTTTCACTAATGGGCAAATTGTCATAATGTACGGTTTTCATAATGTTTCACCTCTCTTTTATTTGCCTTTCTAAGGCTAATCACTCTAATTCCGTCAACCGTTGGAGTAAATACTAAAATATGTAACCTTTCAGTTTTTCCTATAAAACCTGCAGCTACATATCTCGCTTCCGGATAAGGTTTTCTTAAATCTGCTTCAATTACTGCTGTATCCCAGTGAAAATCAATAGCCAAATCAAATGGTAAATTCCGCTCTTCAATGTTTCGTTGATTTTTTTTAGGATCATAAGTAATTTTCATTTTTTAATAAAACTTAACCTTAATATGGCTTTATTGTAATTACAATTTAATGCAAAGTCAACTTATTTTGTAGTTACAATTTGCGATGAAAAAGAGCCTATCAGAAGTTAAACTGATCAATTCGTTAAATATATGATTTATATAGGTAAATTTAATTTTTTGGTGTTATTTTTAAGATTTTTGATCAGCTTATAACAAAACTGAATACCAAAAAACTTTACCTAAAACAGTAATATCCTCTAGATTAGCAATTTCATCAGGATGTTCTTCTGTATTGTAACTTCTGATTTTCACCTGATTATTAGGCATATTGTAGAGGATTTTTATTCTTAACAACCCTCCGTGATTTATCGCATAGATTTTACCATCTCTTATATTTCTACTTCCTAAATCTATGCCTACAGTTGTTCCATCTGGAATAACTGGCTCCATTGAGTTTCCATCAGCTACAACACAAACCGCATTTTCATATGATACCCCTTGTCTTCTTAAAGTTGCTTTAGAAAATCTAAGTTTAAAATTGTTATAGTCCATTATGTCATCAGCAAATCCATTCCCGGCTGCGAGTCTAATTTCTTTGAAAAAAGGGACTTCTATCTCGTCATTTTCTAATGGAGTATGGCGATCCCACAAATCAAATGCACCTATCTTTTTCACATTTGAATTTATTTCTTGATCTTTTTCTACGTTACGCACGTCCAAATAAAATTCAGGCATTCCATTCTCTGCCTCTAATCGTCTAGCTGCTTTTTCCCCGAATGACTGGGTTTTCCCACTAATTAATTGAGATATATAACTTCTATCTTTTTCCGGCATAACTTTATCAGAGAACCATACCTTCAGATTTTCTCTTCTAATTTCTGTAAGCGTTTTTCGATCTTTTTTCATACAGGCTCCTTATACCTGAATATGTTATTTAGTAATCGCTAAAGTAGCAAAAACTAAATATTATTTACTTTTTTATTTAGATAATGCTAAACTATATTTAGTGTTTTTAATGGGATTAAAAATGGATATTAAAGAGTATTTATCTAATCGTCCAAAAGGGTTTAAGTCTGAATTTGCTAAAAAAATAGGCATTTCCAAGTCTTTTTTATGGCAAATCGCAACAGGCTATACAAAAGCTCCAATTTACTTAGCAAAACGAATTGAAGAGCTAACTAATGGAGATATTAAAAAATCAGACATACGCCCTGATGTATGGGATTAATTTAACTTAAGAGATTTGCAATGGCACGCAATAAATTAACACGATCCGCAAGAGAAATTGCGGATCGTGTAATGAACAAATACTACAGTCAAAAGCAATGTGATATTGCGGAGGCTATGGAAACCACACCATCAACCGTTAGCCGGTTTGTGAGCAATGGAGAGGGAAATAACGCCTTTAATTTCATTGCCGCTAACGGTTTTAGTGTTTTCGATACAGAAACGCATATAGCAATCGAGAAAAGCGAATTAGAGCTTTTATTGATGGCGGCTAGAGGTTTTGATGATCGGTTACGCAAAAAATATTTTGAGAAATAAAAAACCACCGTTGCAGCGGTGGTTAGTTAAATTAGGAACAATAAATTATGGAGAATATTAATTTAAATAAAGGGCAAAATCAACACCTTTCTTATCAAGAGCGTTTAGCAATTTATGAGCGTTATAAACGCCAAATCAGTAATTTAGGCTTAACGCCTGCACGGTATGAACAACGTATTAAATTTGCTGCAGAGGTTTTAGAAATATGAGTTTAGTTAATTTGTTACGAGAAACAGGACGAGCTATCGCATATAGACCAAAGCTTGCAAAAGTGTTGGGAGGTGTTGTTGCTGAAATCTTTTTTGAGCAGATTTTTTATTGGCAAGGTAAATCAAATAATGAACTTGGCGTGTACAAAACACAAGATGAATTAGAAGAGGAAATTGGTCTTTCGCGTAAAGAACAAGAAACTGCAAGAAAAAAATTGCGTGAGATTGGTGTATTAATTGAAACACATAAACGATTAGAGCATCGAATTTATTACAAAATTAATGAAGCTCGTTTAAATGAAATCTTAACGGATTTAATTAGCCAAATTGATGACAATAGCGGAAGTGATAATGGTTCATTAGCCAATGCACAAAACGAACATTCCCCAATGCCCAAAAGTGACATTCGGGAAGAACCGAAAGTTACATTCGTTAATACACTAGATTACAACAATAGATTACATACAAATAATAACCCCCTACCCCCTAACGGGGAATCGCCTAACGGCGACCATACGGTTTTGCAAAATGTTGATGACGTTAAACCTAAAAAACGTACACCTACAAAACAAAAAAATAATATCGATTATCAAGCGATATTAGATTTTTACAACGAACAAAACGAATTGTACGGAAAGAGATTACCGAATGCGATTGATTTAAATGACAAGCGTAAGCGAGGGATTACTAAAGTCTTAAACTTACTCAAACCTTCCACGCTAGACGGCTTTAAAAATTACATTGAAGCCTTTTTTGAACGAGCGACAGCATTTTATTTTGGTGAGAATAATCGTGGCTGGCGAGCTAATTTTGATTATTTACTGCGTGAAGATGTGTTAACTAAAGTTCGTGAGGGGTCGTTATGACGCAGGATCTTTACAATTTGTCCGCTGAACAAAGCGTTTTAGGTGGGTTAGTGATGAATCCCAATCAGACAAACGTTGACAAGGTGTTAAACCTGCTTAACCCGAATAGTTTTTATGTTGCAGCACATCAGGTCATTTTCAAAGCCATTAAAAACTTGGTGTTAAACAACAAACCCGTTGATTTATTAACGTTGGAAAGCAAGTTAACAACTGAAGGAAATTTAGACAAAATCGGTGGTTTCGCTTATTTAGCTGAAATTATTCAACGCTCACCGAATATGGCTAACGTTTTACAGTATGCGGCGATCGTCAAAGAGGATGCTATTAAACGTTTTACGTTGGCTAAATTACAAGATTGTCAAAGCCTACTTACCGCTAAATCTGAATTAAGTGTGAATGAGCGTATTGATTTAATTGGGAAAATGATCAACGAAATTAGTGATTATGCTAAAAGCGGCAATCGTGGCGGACTCGTTGACAGCACAACTATTTTGAAAAATTGGCTTAACGAGAAAGAACGCTTAATTAACAATCCAGAATCTGTAATCGGCATAACAAGCGGTATTCCTGCACTGGATGATTTACTAGGACGTGAGGCATTTTATAAAGGGGCGTTAGTGGTTGTTGGAGCTAGACCGAAATGTGGTAAAACCACGTTTCTTTCGCACTTAGTGATGAATTGCATAACGAACAATAAAAAGGTTGCTGCCGTTTTTAGTTTAGAGATGACCACCTCACAACTTTTCGATCGCATTGTTTGGCAAAAAACGAAATCTAACGCCGATCATTTAATGCTAGATCAGGCTATTGATGAAGTAGGCGCTGAATTTAGAATTGCAAGTGCGGCTAAAGAAATTACTGAAAATGACAGGCTGTATATCGATGATACTCCTGGAATTTCCCTAGCACATATCCAACGTGAATGTCGAAAACTAGCAAAAGAAAAAGGCGAGATCGGTTTAATTGCTGTTGACTACTTAACTTTGATGAGTGCGGGAAAAGCAGAAAGAAACGATCTTGCTTACGGAGAAATTACTAAACGCTTAAAAGAATTGGCTAAAGAATTAAATTGCGTTGTTTTACTGCTCACACAATTAAATCGTGGATTAGAAAACAGAACGGATAAACGACCTAAACCCTCTGATAGCCGTGATACTGGGCAGATTGAGCAAGATTGCGATTTTTGGATCGGGTTGCATAGACCTTGTGTTTATTCAGATCAAGCTGATAAGTATTTGCTTGAAATCATTTTAGGCTTACGACGTAACGGTAACACCGGCACTATTTATGCTGATTTTATCAACGGCGTATTAAGTGAATGCGACCAAGTGAACGGTGCTAACCGTGCGAAAGTGCACGTACAGGAAAATGCAAAAACGCGAAAAAATAGGGAATTTTAATAATGAGTTTTGATAAAGACGCATACCCAACACCAATATCACTATTTAATCAAATTAATGATGAATTTAATTTTACGATTGACGGGACAGCATTACCACATAACGCAAAATGTGAACGTTACATTACACCAGAGATGGATTTTCTGACATATCCATTAATAAACGAACGCATTTGGATCAACCCGCCATTCAGTGAGCCACTTAGTTTTGTAAAACGTGCGGTTGAGTTATACGAAAATCACGATTGCTTAGTAGTGATGCTTTTGCCTGTAGATATTAGTACTAAATGGTTTTCACTGGTTGCAGAAAAAGCAACTGAGATTCGATTTATCGTTGGTGGACGAATTAAGTTTTTAAATCCAGAAACAGATAAATGGACTGATGTTTGTCGAGGGAATCATTTAGCTATATTCGATCCTAGACACAAGGCAATGGGGCAAGTTATTCGCCATATACATATTTCACGGTTTAAAAATTTGGAGTGGCGATAACCAATGATTATTGAAATGGTTAAAGGTGCTGGTGGCGCATTTGTTGCAGCAGATGACATATATCTTCCAGCACTGCAAAAATTTAAAAATGGTGAGATATACGAAGTTGAGGTAAAGCGAACTCGCAACCCTCAATTTCACCGTAAAGTCTTTTCCTTTTTTAAATTTTGTTTTGAACATTGGGCCGCGGATAAAACAGATTGGAAGTATTTTGATGAAAGAAAACAATTTGACACATTCCGCAAGCATTTAACCGTGTTAGCAGGCTTTAAAGATGTGAGTTATACGATAGATGGACGGGTGCGGGTGGAAGCTAAATCATTAAGTTACGGAAATATGGAACAAGATGAATTTGAGCAATGTTACAACGCTTTAATTAATGCCGCTTTAAAGCATATTTTCAACAATACAACCGATCAAAAAATTATTAACCAGCTATATGCGTTTTTTTAGGTGAGGAAATAATGGCAAAAGCACCAAAACAGTATAAATGCAAAGTGTGTGGCACTTACTACACAAAGACGGTAAGTAGTTTGCAAAAAGTGTGTAGTGTTGAATGTGCGATAAAACTTAGTAAAGAACAAGCACGTAAAAAGCGTGAAAAACTAGATAAACAAGCAAGGGTAGAAAGTAAAAAGCGATTATTAGCATTAAAAGAGAAAAATAAAACTAAAGGGCAATTAATAAAAGAAGCTCAAGAAGCAGTTAATAGATATATTCGTGTTCGTGATGAAAATAAAGAATGTATTTCGTGCGGAACGCCATTAATCAGTGAAAAGCTCGGTGGTGGGTTTGATGCTGGACATTATCGCAGTCGTGGGGCTGCTCCGCATTTACGTTTTTATACCTTAAATATTCACGGGCAATGCAAGCGCTGTAACCGCCATTTAGGCGGTAATTATCACGAATATCGTGTTGGACTGATTGAACGATTGGGTATTAAGAAAGTAGAGGAAATAGAAGCAGACAATCGAGAAAGACACTACAGTAATGATGATTTAAGGCGGATTAAGAGAATCTTTAATAAGAAAGTGAGATTAATGCAAAGAAAACGAGGTGAATAATGGAATTGGTTTTTAATAATATCCGTAGAGTATTTATTCAGTGGGGGTATTGGGCAACGCCTCGTTTGGGTACTGAATACCCTAGTTTATCCATTAGTATTCCGCTTCCGCCTGATGAGAGTGGGCGAAGAGTGTTGCCGATTAGTGAGGATTTGGCGTTAAAAATTGAGGAGTGCCTTTTAGTGATGCGTAAGGTTACGCCTGATTTATATGATCTGTTTATGGCGACTTATGCTTATCGTTTGTCGCTTTATAATGAGTACGATCGCAATCGTGCATTAGTGAGAATGGGGATTCTGGAAAGGTTTGGGATTGGTCGCCGCACTTATTTTGAACGCTTAAAAATAGCAGAAACATCACTGATGTTAATGTTAAGCCAAAATAACTGTATTTTTGTTGCGTAAGCATATTTTTTGTAAAAACACTTGACTAGTGCGCACTAAAATACTAACATTCTGTCTATAGTGCGGTTTTGCACGTTTAAAACGCACGAATGAATTTTAACAGCCCTGATCGGAAACGGTCGGGGCTTTTTTACAGAAGTAATCACGCAACCTAGCGTAGAAGCTAGTTCTGAGGAGAGTATTGAGAAACGCTAGCTAGTATCAATATTTCAGCGTTTGCGGAGCTTTGAGCTGACAGAAGTCAATATTATTTCAAGCCTAGTCTTAATGGACTGGGCTTTTTTATTGCCTCAAAAACAGAGGCGGAGTATGAAAATTATGAAAGATATGGGGACACAAAGCTATATCTGGTCTGGCTTTGGTGGATTTATTGCGTGGCTTGGCGATCAACAGAATTTGATGATGCTGAGCCTTGCCATTGGTATTGTTACCGCACTTGCGAATTTATATCAGCGTTGCCGCGAAGGGCAAGCGAAAAAGCGTGATGAAGAGCGCAAAGAAGAAATACATAAGCTAACTGTAGCAAGATTGAAAAAAGGACTGGATATTAAATGAAGCACTTCAAAAAAATTGCGGGTTGTTCGGTTGTAGCGATAATTGGCTTAGTAATGCTTAATCACTCCGATGAAATCCGCACTACCCAAAATGGAATGGAATTAATCGGCGAAGCTGAAAGTTGTATGCGTGAGCCGTATAAATGCCCTGCTGATGTATGGACGGTAGGGATTGGGTCAACGGGCGATATTACCTTTGGCAAGGTTTATTCGGATAAAGAGATTGCTGAGCGTTGGGCTAAAGATATTCAAACGGCTGAACAATGTGTCAACCGTTATGCCAACGGCAAAGCTCTACCGCAAGGTGCATTTGAGGCATTAACCTCACTGACGTTTAATGTTGGTTGCGGCAAGCTCAAAACCTCTGCGATTTACCGTTACGCAAAACAAGGCGATATTCGGGCCGTGTGTGAGCAGTTCCCGCGTTGGAAATACTCAAACGGAAAAGTGTTGAAAGGCTTGGTCGCCCGTCGTGAAAAAGAGAAAGCATTATGTTTAACCAGTTTAAAACGTGGCTAAATATCGCCGCACTTTGTCTGATTTTGGGCTTGTGTGGTTGGGTTTGGTATCAGTCGCAGATGATAAGTAGCTTAAAAGCCAAAAATCAAATGCAAGCCCAAACCATCACGACACAAAGCCAAACTATCGCAGACCTAAAAGCGGAAGCCAAGCGCAACTATCAACTCACCCAAGATATTACTACATCAGAAAGCAAAATCAGGGAGCAATCCGATAATGTTATTCGTACAATTCAAACGCAGGTTAAAAATGTGGACGCTCATAATGCTGCTGCTCCTCGTAATGTTATTGAGTTCTTGCAGCAGTCAGATTGAGACAACACATTGCCCGAGCATTCCGCCTGTACTATTAGGGCATTTGGATAAGACGGCATTTAAGGGGCGCACTTATGGCGATGTAACACAGTATGCCGTGATACTCAAACGTGAGCGTGATATGTGTCTTAATCGGATTGATAAGATTAGAGACTGGCAAGTGGAGTTACATAAATGAGTAGGGCTAGTTGGCATCATCTTTATCATCGTAAGGCGTGGAAGCAACTACGCTTAGACCAATTAGCAAAACACCCCTTATGCGTTTTCTGTTCTCAAGCGGGCAAACTTACCCCCGCTACGGTAGTGGACCACATTACCCCCCACAAGGGCAATCTAGATTTATTCTTTGACCCAGATAATTTGCAATCACTTTGTAAGTTACATCACGACAGCGCAAAACAAAAAGCTGAAATTAAAAAACTTAATCATATTGGCTGTGATGCAAGTGGATTTCCTATCGACCCAGACCACCCATTCAATAAGGGGGAGGGCGGGTAAAAAGTTCAGGCAAACGGCTTGGGCTACCGCGTGGGGAACTCTGCGTGATCGCTATTACAGTTTTTCTACCCTTTTTTAGCACTTTAGGAGGCCTTTTATGAGTGGACGCAAATTGCGTAGTGATAGCTCCACTGCAAAAGTGTTAGCCACCAAAGCGGCACAAACCAAGCTATCACCACCACAAAAATTAACAAAATTAGAAACGCGCTATTGGAACAGTATTATCAATAGTCGTGCCTTAGACAGTTGGACGCCGATTGACCAAGAACGGGCGGTCAAACTGGCAAAACTCTATGTAGAAATTGATGATTATGAGCTAGAGTTACAAAATCATCGACGCTGGATAAAAACAGACACCGGCACAATGAAAATGCACCCGCTGCACTATGTGATCGAAGACCTGTACAAGCGTGAAATCCAAATGTGCCGAAGTTTGCAAATTCATAGCCGTGCTACAAATGGAGAAAGTCGCGATCAAGTGAAAACCAATCAACTTTATCAGGCAGCGAAAAAAGCCCTTGATGACGATGACGGCTTAATTGCAAGGGTGGTTAACTGATGACAACGGCAGAAAAAGTCATCGCCTTTATTGAAAAATATTGTTTTGTCCCCGAAGGGGCGTTGGTAGGAAGCCCGATTAAATTAGAGGATTTCCAGAAACGATTTATTTTTGACGTTTATGACAATCCATACGGTACCACACACGGTATTTTGTCGATTGGGCGTAAAAATGGAAAAACGGCACTTATCGCGTGTTTATTACTGGCGCATTTAGTGGGGCCTGTTGCCATCTTAAATAGCCAGATTGTCAGTGGCGCGCTGAGCCGTGAACAAGCCGCTCTCGTGTTTAACCTCGCGGTAAAAATGATCCAACTTAACCCTAAGCTGACAACCCTTGTTGACATTAAGCCAAGTGGTAAACGGCTGATTGGGCGACCAATGAATGTCGAATACAAAGCCCTAGCGGCAGACGGAAAGACTGCACAAGGGTTATCACCCGTGCTGGCAATTTTAGATGAAGTTGGACAAGTGCAAGGGAGTCAATCGGCTTTCGTTGATGCGATTACTACCGCACAAGGCGCACATAAAAGCCCATTATTGCTCACCATCAGCACACAAGCGGCAAACGATGCAGATTTGCTTTCCATTTGGATTGATGACGCAATCAACAGCGGCGATCCACATACAGTTTGCCACGTTTACAGCGCGGATAAAGACTTAAAAATTACTGATCCGAATGCGTGGAAACAAGCCAATCCTGCGTTAGGCGTGTTCCGCAGTGAGGAAGACATCAAAAAATTGGCAGACAAAGCTAACCGAATGCCTAGTTTTGAAAATACGTTCCGCAATTTAAACCTCAATCAGCGGGTCAGCACCGTATCCACGTTTGTTACGCAAGATGTCTGGAAAGCCAATGGCGAAATCGCACAGCCACCAACAGGATTAAGTGTTTATGGCGGTTTAGACTTATCTGCACGAACAGACTTAACGTCGCTAGTGCTGGTTGCCAAAGATCCAAGCGGCAAAACCAATGTTTATAGTTATTTCTGGACGCCAGAACAAGGTTTGATTGACCGCGCAAAGCGCGACCGAAGCCCTTATGAGGTGTGGGCAAAACAAGGTTTTATTCGCACAACGCCCGGTGCCACCGTGGATTATGCTCACGTTGTACGGGATATTGCTGACATCTTAAGTGATTTTGATATTTCCTCAATTGCGTTTGACCGATGGCGAATGGATATTTTCAAAAAAGAAATGGACGCACAAGGCATTACGTTGCCATTAGTGCCTTTTGGTCAAGGATTTAAGGATATGTCGCCGGCAATTGACACCTTAGAAAGCCAATTGCTTAATGGACAACTGCGCCACGGTATGCACCCTGTTTTAACGATGTGTGCGGCAAACGCAGTCATCACCAAAGATCCCGCAGGCAACCGAAAGTTTGAAAAACACAAAGCAACAGGGCGAATTGATGGAATGGTCGCACTTGCAATGGCACTAGGCATAGCAGAAAGTGCGGAAACTCCGCTCAATATTGATGCATTTTTACAGGATATGATTATCGGATGAGTACACTAAATGATAAAAACTGGTGGAGCCGTTTTTACCAACGCTGGTTTTCAGGCGAAAAACGCCTTGATAAAGGTAGCACGGTGGAACCTGTTGTGAGTGAAACAAGTGTTTCAGGGGAAACGGTAAACGGCGAAACCGCCTTAAAATTAAGTGCAGTTTGGGCTTGTGTGCGGTTACGCAGTCAAACCATTGCTTCACTGCCTTTTCACCTAAAAAATGAGCAACGGCAAATCGCTCGCGATCACCCTCTTTACAAAATTATTCACGATACGCCCAATGCGGATATGTGTGCCAGTGAGTTTTGGGAAGCGGTGATTGCTAACCTTGATTTATGGGGTAACGCCTATTGCCGCATAAATCGGATTGGTGGGCGTGTGGTTGCATTGGATATTCTTGACCCACAGTATATGCAGGTGCAACGCAGTGATAACGGTGAAATCCGCTACGTTTACACCAAAAATAACGTGGACGGCGGCAATTACGCCGAACGGGATATTTTGCATTTTAGAGGTTTTACCCTTGATGGGTTAATTGGATTATCCCCTATTCGCTACCAAGCACAAGTAATGGGCTTGCAAACGGCTGCGAATAATGCCGCCGCCAAAGCCTTTAAGAATAATTTAAAAGCGGGCGGTTTTCTGAAAACCGGTGAGCGGATTTTATCTGATGAGCAACGCAAGCGCGTGCGAGAGGGGCTAAGCGAATTTGGCAAGCCTGAAAACGCGGGCAAGTGGATGGTGCTTGAAGCAGGAATGGAACCCGCCAATATGTCAGGCAGTTGGATCAACCCCCAAGACGCTCAATTATTGGAAAGCCGCTATTTTGGTATTGAGGAAATTTGCCGAGCCTTTGGCGTACCGCCTCAATTAATTTATAGCACGGATAAATCGTCATCTTGGGCATCAAGTGCAGAGCAAATTACGCAAAATTTCCTCACTTACTCACTCAATCCAATGCTAAAACGGATTGAACAAACTATTACACGCAAATTGCTGAAACCTGAAGAGCGGTCAAAAATTTACCCTATTTTTAGTGTAGAAGGGTTATTGCGTGCAGACAGCGCAGGAAGAGCAAGTTTTTACACCGCACTGTTGCAAAATGGCGTAATGACCCGAAACGAAGTGCGGGCATTAGAAAATCTCCCCGCCGTGGAGGGCGCAGATCAACTGACTGTACAACTTAATTTGACCGCGATTGATAAAATCGGAAAGGACATAACCAATGACAAACCGAACTAAAGATCTCTTATTTAAAGCCGAAGCCATCAAAGAAGATGGCTTTTTTTCGGGCTATTGCAACGTGTTTGATGTGAAAGATGCCTACGATGAGATCGTACGCAAAGGGGCATTTTTAGACACCATCAAGATGTGGAAAGAGCAAGGCAAAATGCCGCCGGTATTATGGAACCACGACCGTGATCAGCCTATCGGCGTATGGACACTGCTTAAAGAAGATGAGAAAGGCTTATACGGCGAAGGGCGATTACTGATTAACGACGTGGCAAAAGCCAAAGAAGTGCACGCTTTAATGATGGCGGGTGCCATTGATGGGCTCTCTATTGGCTATCGGGTAAATAAGTGGGCCTATGATGAAAAAGAGGACTCGACAGAATTACTTGCCATTGAGTTAAGAGAAATCTCGGTAGTTACTTTTCCCGCCAATGAGGCAAGTCGAGTGGAAAAAGTGAAATCCGTGTTAGAAAAAGGCAGATTGCCTACTCTTGCCGAATTTGAGAAAGCCCTAAGAGATTTAGGGTTTTCACGAACACAAGCCGTAACTGTTGCTAGCTACGGCTTGAAAAAACTCATTCAGGGCGAGCCTGAAGAAAAATCACTTAGCAACGCATTAACCATTCTTAAATCCATTACGGGAGAACATTAATATGTCAGAAACAGAAAAAAATCTTGAACAGCTCGCCAGCGAGTTTAAAAAAGCTACCGACCAAGTAAAAGGGTTAGGTGAAGAACTACAAGGTAAAATGGCGAACAACGAAAAAGGCTTAGAGGGCTTAAAAGCGCAAGTTGATGAAGCCTTAACCGCAATGAACGAAGCGAAAAGCCGTTTAGATGAGTTAGAACAAAAAGCCGCGCGTCGTGGTGGAGCTAATGAACCCGCTGAAAAATCCTTAGTGGAACAGCTAATGGAATCAGAGAGCTTCCAAAAATTTATGCAAGATCCACGCAAAGGCAACTCCGCTCATTTATCCGTAAAAGCTACCATTACCAGTGCCACGACAAATACAGCTGGGGCGGCGGGGGCATTAGTTCCTGAGCATAAATTACCAGGAATTTTAACACCGCCAGATCAGGCACTCACCATTCGCGACTTGCTAGCGAAAGGCACCACACAAAGTAATTCTATCACTTACATCCGTGAAACAGGCTTTACCAATGGTGCGGCCTACCAAGTGAATGAGGGAGATAAAAAAGCCCAATCGGATATTAAATTTGATGAGGTAACATTAGGTGTAAAAACCATTGCCCATTATATGAAAGCCTCTCGCCAAATTTTAGACGATGCGCCAATGTTACAAAGCTACATCAACGGACGCTTAATTTATGGCTTGAAACTGTTTGAAGATCGTCAACTCTTAAACGGAGATGGATCAAGTGGTGCGTTACACGGGATTTTACCGCAAGCCACTGCGTTTGCAGATCCCGCAAAATTGGCGACCTACACCATCATTGATCAACTGCGATTAGCACAATTACAAGCCTTAATTGCAGAATATCCAGCCACAGGCTATGTGCTTAACCCAATCGATTGGACGAAAATTGAGTTGGAGAAAGATGGTATGGGGCGTAACATTATCGGTAATCCACAAGGTACCGCACAGCCAACCTTATGGGGCTTACCAGTGGTGCAAACGCAAGCAATGACCGCTGGCACCTTCTTAACAGGTGCATTTAGTCTTGGCGCGCAGGTGTTTGACCGTCAGGCGTCCGCCATCGCTATTGCAACGGAAAACGAAGATGACTTTGTGCGCAACTTAGTCACCATCTTGGCGGAAGAACGCTTAGCCCTCGCGGTATATCGTCCAGAGGCCTTTATTAAAGGTACACTTGCCGCGAAAACGAAATAACCCTTAACACCGCACAAATAAAGTGCGGTGCTTTTTTTTGGAGATTGTTACCAATGCTTATCTCTCTTGAGCTTATCAAACAACATTGCCGTATTGATCATAATGAAGAAGACACGCTCTTAGCTCAGTATGAAACCGCCGCGCAAACCTACCTTGAAAGCCAACTTGGGCGCAAACTCTATCTAGATAGCGTACCTGAAGAGGAATCAATGGGGCTTGTGGCGAATGCGGCAATTAAACAAGCAATGCTAATGGTCATTGCCCATTGGTATGAACACCGAGAAAGCGTTGTCGTAGGCGTAACCTCTAAAGAAATTGAGCAAGGTGTTTGGCGGTTGATCCAGCCTTACCGATTAATGGGGGTGTAAATGCAAATTGGCAAACTGCGTCATCGAATCAAGATACAGCAGCAAATTAACACCCAAAACGACTACGGCGCATTGGTTACCGAATGGCGAGATGTTGTCAGCTGTTGGGCGGAAGTCAAACCCTTAACGGGGAAAGAATATTTTTCCGCCCAACAGGTGCAGTCTGAAGTCACGGTGCAAATTTGGTTACGTTATCGGGCAGGTATTACGCCCACAATGCGGGTCGTTTTTGGCGAACGGCATTTTGAGATTGTTGAAGTGCTGAATTACCAAGGACGAAGCACCGCATTGCAATTACTGTGTAAGGAAAAAGTCAATGGCTAGCACAGTCAAAGTGGAAGGATTAAGGGCGCTGTCGGCAGCAATGAAAGAACTCGGCCGAAAAGCAAGTAATCGCATTGCCGTTAAAGCAATGCGAAAAGGTGGAGCGATTGTACGCGACAAAGCACGCAATAATGCACCAACCTTGAAAGAGAAAGTAGCGCACCGGCGTGCAGGTACATTAAAAAAAGCCATTCAGTCCAAAACCAAAGTCGGTCGAAATGGCAAAACTAACACCTATATTGGTGTAAAAAAGCTTTCGGGTAAACAAATCGAAAAGTTTAAGGCCAAAGCACAGAAAGGCGGGGCGTATAACCCTAACGATCCGTATTATTGGCGATTTGTTGAGTTCGGCACATCAAAAATGCCGGCACGCCCTTTCTTGCGAACAGCGTTTGAACAAACGAAAGACCAAGCTGCTAATGCCATTATTACTACCTTACGAGAGGAAATCTTAAGGGAAGGAAACAAATGATCCAACACGACTTATTTAACGCCCTGTCGCCTTTGGTTGCAGGGCGTTGTTTTTATGAAGTGCTCCCTGATACCAATACGACCTATCCCGTCATTGTGTATCAATTCCCCACCATCACCCCAAATTCAGCCCTAGAAGATGGGGATTTAGATGATTACCAAGTGCAAATCGACATTTACAGCAATCAAGTTGATGACATCTTTAACTTGCGCGAAGCATTGTTTGAAGCGATAGAAGATGAATTTGATTTTGCCGAACGCATTTCGGATTTTAGTGATTATGAACCCGATACAAAACTACACCGCCGTGTAGTGATGTATCAAATAGCTTATGGAGAATAACTATGGCCACACAAACCACGCCTTTTCAAGGCACAAAATTTTATATCGGCATTGGCTTAGAAACGAAAAAGGCGATTACTGCTTGTAGTATTAGTCCCAATGCCACCATTACCGCTACCGGACACGGTGTGAAAGCCGGAGATTGTATCAAAATCAGCGGATTAGGCGCATTAGACGGTTATTATCCGGTGAAGTCGGTACAAACTGATGTGATCACCTTAGCGGATGAGGTTGATTGGTCAACACAGGATAAACCGACTAATTTCGGTCAAGCACAATTGGAAAAAGTGCAGTGGTCATCTAACTTTTGTGCGATTAAAAACATCGAAAAAGACGGCGACACCTTAACGGAAGAAGATGTTACCACAATGTGCAGTGAGGGAACGGAAACTGAACCGGGTGATATTGAGTTCGGCAACGTAAAACTGACTTTCTTCTGGGCACCTGCTACCGCAATGCAAGCGGATTTACGCAAGAAGTTCTACGGCAAAGAAACGTTCCCTTACTTGATTGTGTTCAAAAACAATCAAGGCTCGCTTTACGGCACAGGCTTTATTCAAACCAGCACCAACATTAGCGGTGAAGTCAAAGGCAAGTTTGAATCAGGTGTAACCATTAAACAATCTAAACGTGATTATTTATTACCAGTCGCATAACCAACTCACCGCACGATAAAAAGTGCGGTGTTTTTTATAAACATTTTAAGGAAATCAACAATGAACAAAGGCACGAAAGCAACGTTACTTGCGATTAAACCCACATTGAAACCGTTTGAACTCAATGGCAACACTTACTATATCCGCTCTTTTACTGTGGGTGATGTGAACCGTGAAGTGTTTGAATATCAAAATTGGCTGAAAGCACAGGCAATGGCACAAGGCATTGAGTTGAATCTGAATGATGAAGAGGAACTCGCAAAACAACTTGAACCTATTGCCGATAAATACCGTCTTGCACGCAATCTTGCTATTAAATTATGCGATGAAAAAGGCAATAACTTGTTCGACCCTGACAATATCGAAGATTTAGAAGCCATTTTAACCCTTGATGACAGCGTACTCACCGCCTTTAATCAAGCCGAAAATGCCGATACCCCAAAAAACTCACTGCCCGACGCAAGTTCCAATTAACCTTATCCCTTGCGTTGGGCAAAACGCTATCAGAAATCGAAGCAATGCCTGAAAGCCACTTGCAAGAATATGAACAATTCTATCAAGAACAGCCTTTCGGGCTATGGCGTGAAGATTACCGCACCGCACAAATTGCCTACTTGCTAGCAGCGATTAACAGCGATCCGAAAAAAGACAGCCCAAAACTTACCGAGTTTATGCCGTTTTTTGCGGAACGAAGTGCAGTGGAAAATAGCCAAGATTTTGATGATGGTAGTGAGATGTTTTTGGCACAGAGGTAGATTATGCTACCTCTATGTGATCTCTATCACTTTAAAACGGCTTTGATTTTGCTATGATTAACACCTATTTTTTAGCTTAGGAGTTAATATGAGCCAGAATTTATTTAAAGATCGCGTTTTATCACATATACAACACGTCATTAATGTTGGAATACATTGCACAACAGAAGAAACAACAAAGCAGGCATTAATATTACCTTTATTAGATATATTAGGATTTAGCCCATATGATCCAACTAGAGTTAGAGCTGAATACACTGCTGATTTTGTTGGGGCAAAAAATGGTGAAAGAGTGGACTACGCATTATTCTGCCACGATGTCCCGGTGATGTTTATTGAGGCAAAATCGTACAATGAGAATTTGACGAATCACGTTCCACAGTTATCAAGATATTTTAATGCAACGCCTGAGGTTACTGTAGCAGCCGTTACAAATGGGAGAGAATGGCGTTTCTTTACTGATCTAAAAGAAAAAAACATAATGGACGATACGCCGTTTTTACGGATCAATTTTGAGAATGTGGATGATTCCAAAATAACTCAATTAAGCCAGTTCTGTCACGATAGATTTCAGCCAGAAGCCTTGAGAACACTAGCAGAAGAAAGTGTTTATCTTTCGGCTTTTACGAAAACAATTACAGAAAGCTTAAAAGATGTTGATAGTGAATTTGTTCGTTATGTTGCCAGCCGTTCAAATATTGGCAGACAACTGAATCAGAGATTTCTTGATTCTATTACGTCAATTGTTAAGCAGGCAGTAGAAAAATCAGTAAGTGCGATGGTCGTATCAGGTTTATCAAGACGAAACCAGCCTTTGGAAGAAGCCGTAGAGCCGGAACAAGAAATTGATGAAAAAGCACCACTAATTGATCCGGAGAACAGTAAAATTGTAACAACATATACAGAACGTTTGCTGTTTGATTATGTTGTTTTAATTTTAGGCGAAGATGCAGAAATTGATGCCAAAGATACTGAATCATATTTTACGGTATTGTATAAGGGAAAAACAAACAGATGGATCTTACGTTACTTCGATAATAAACAACGACCAAGTATTACGGTTCCTTTGGAGCTCGCCGAGATCCATAAAGCTGAGATTCAGCGAGCAGGATTAGAAATTAGTGGATCTAACATTATCATTGATAGACCTGAGAATATATTAAGAATTAGCGGTTTAATCAAAGATTGTTTGGAATATTGTCAAGATGACAATAATTTTTCTAGGAAAAAATAGAAAAAAGTATAGGCCCTATTGCAATAAATAGGGCTTTATTTTATATTATCCACATAGGCGTCGAAACCTGCAACCAAAGGCGGTAATCCGCACCCGATAGCATAGCGGTTTTTTTTATGCGTAAAATTTGTGTTTCTCCTTTTTTCTCATAACGAATTGAACGCACATATCACTCTATGCCGAGAGGGCGGAGAATAAAACACCCGAAAGGGGAATAATCCCGACCGTTCCTTTGGCGGTTTTCGAACCTCTTGGCAACCCTATAACAGGGTTAATCTTAAACTTCGAAAAACTTTCAAAGGAGTTCTTATATGAACACTCAACTTCAAACAATTCAATTCCATAATCAATCTTTAGTTACTTTTGAACAAAATGGCACACACTATACAGCAATGAAACCGATCTGTGAGAACATAGGTTTAGATTGGACTGCTCAGGCTCAAAGATTGAAAAGAGATGAAATACTAAATTCAACTATGGTTATCATAACCATAGTTGCTGAAGACGGCAAAAAGCGTGAAATGCTCTGCCTCCCAATCCAATACCTCAACGGCTGGCTATTTGGCATTGATGTAAAACGGGTGAAACCTGAAATCCGAGAAACATTGATCACCTACAAAAGAGAATGTTATCAAGCGTTGTTTGATTATTGGAATAAACCAAAACAACAACCTTTACCTCTTGCCGAAGTGGAAGCCGATGAAGAAGCAATCCGCATTATTGCCAACCTGTACCACTCACTTAATGGTGCGTATGAAATGGGCGAAAAAATACGCAAGGAATACCCACATCTTGGCAGAGATATAGACAAATTTATCGGAGGGCATTACCTCTATAACCTCAATATGCCAACTGAAAACGCTTTAACCAAAGCGAGAAAATATGTTCAAGCCAAAAGCGAACGCATTATGTTCATCAAAGGAATGTTAAGCCTGCTTGACGAACAACCACAGCCGAAGAGATTAAACAACTTCTAAAAATTCAATAAAAACCGACCGCACTTTAGTTTAAGTGCGGTTACAGGAGAACCAAATGAAACGAAATTGGGAGCTTATCCGCAAAATTTTGTTCAAACTTGAGCAAAAGGTTGATGATACGCCGTTGGATAGTGAGAGCATAAAAGGCTTTCCGCCTGATGTAGTGGCATATCATTATCAACTACTGGCACAGGCTGAGCTGATTTGCATTGAAGATAATTCTACAATGGGCGATACGGATTTTGTGGCAATAAATTTAACGTGGCAAGGACACGAATTTCTTGACAAAATCCGAAGCGATACCGCGTGGAATAAAATTAAACAAATCATTAAAACCAAAGGGATTGATTTATCTTTTGAGGCAATCAAATTAGCAGGAAAAAGTTTATTGATTTCTTTATTGAAATAGCTTGACTGCCCGTGGGGATTTAGTAAAGTCTTAATATGGAGGATGAAAAAATGAAAGGCTCATATAGTTTTATTACAAGTAGTCTAATTTGGGGAGCAAAAGTTTATATCACAGTGTTTTCTCTCTTTTCCTTATTATTAGTGTTATTGGCAGTCTTTAGCTTTTTCTCTTGGAAAACGATGATTATTACACTGCTAGCACTGTTTATGGTATTGCTGTTGTTGCATTGGAAATTGAGTAAAAAAGCGTTTTTTGATAGGGAAGATAAACGTTATTCTCAATATTGGGACAAAGATTTTTATTGAAATAATTTGACTGCCAGTGGGGACATATTGGGAGAAAGCAAATGAAAAAATACAGCAAGCAAGTGGACTATCTTTTTACTGAGGTTATCGGCTTTTGGCTTTATATTATTGCTTGGTTAATGATTCCTGTACTTATTGTTTTTGCGATAGGTGGGGTAGAATGGCTTTTTTCTCCAGAAAATGGTTCAGCTAGAATGGTAGTGCTCAAGTCATTGCTTGTTGGATTGGTCGTTGGTGGTGGGGGAACTGCGTTATTATATTGGTATCTGAAACCTAAAAATAAAAAATAAGTTTATGTTAGAGAAAACCTCGCTTTTGCGAGGTTTTTTTATAGGAGAAAATAAGATGGCTGGGTCGTTAGGACAACTAAATATTTTATTAGGGCTAAATAGTGTTCAGTTCAATAAAGGGCTTGAGCAATCTATAGTTAAAGCTCGTAATTTTGCTACGGAAACGAATAAATCTTTTAAATCTATTGAAAATAGTTTATCTATTTTAGAAAGATCTGCAAAATGGACTAATACTTGGTTGAGCACTCAACAATTAACAGCCGGAATCAGACAACTGACTCAATATGCCGATGCTTATACCGAAATTCAAAATAGAATGAAATTAGTCAGCGATGAAGCTACTAAAAGTACTCAAGCAATGCAGTCAGTTTTTGATATTTCAATGAGAACACGGCAGAGTGTGAATGCAACAGCTCAAGTGTATCAGCGCTTCGCCCAAAACGCACAACAGCTAGGAATCAGTCAAGAACAAGTAATAAGTTTAACAGAGACGGTTTCAAAATCAGTTGCTCTTTCTGGAACAAGTGCAGCCTCAGCGGAAGCTGCACTTACACAATTTGGACAAGCGTTGGCAAGCGGTGTTTTTAGAGGAGATGAGTTTAATTCCGTAATGGAACAAACACCAGGCTTAGCTCTTGCCATTGCGAATGGTTTAGGGGTTACAATTTCTCAACTACGAGATTTAGCGTCAAAAGGAAAATTAACAGTAGATGTATTAATACCGGCATTAGAAAAAGTTAAAAATCAGGTAGATAATGATTTTAATAGTATGTCGGTAACAACAGGGCAAGCATTAACGAACTTGAGCACAGCCGCAACTAAATGGATAGGAGAATTAAATACCAGCGTAGAAGGTACAGATAAATTAGCTAAAGGAATCCTTTATTTAGCGGATAATTTTGATGTATTAGCTAAGTCTCTATTAGCAGTCAGCGCAGGTGTTATTGCATTAAAAACTTTACCAAATATACAAAGCAAAATTAAAACACAAGCAGATAAATATCAGCAAATACAACAAGAGAAACAACTTGCACAAGTCACTAGAGAACGAGCTATCGCCTTAAGAGAACAAACTGCGGAAGTGCTAAAACAAGCAACAGCAGAATATCAGGCAATGAAAACGAGAGTAGATAATATTCGTTTAGCTCAACAACAAACAATAGTTGAGCGAGAATTGTTAGCGACGAAATTACAAGGAATGAGTGGCAGTGCAAGGGTTGCAAGCTTAGTGCAGTATAATGCTTTATTAGAGCAGGAAAAAGTACTGACTAAACAACTTTGTATTGCAGAAAAAGAACTTGTTACCGCAAAAAGCACCTTAAAAGTGGCTTATGCAGAAAATGCAATAACGCAGGCAGCAGCGAATGCTGGATTGGTTCGTTCAAGCGTTCTAATGAATGCTTACCGCGGTGTTGTGCGCGGAGCAACTACAGAACTTCAAATGATGAAAGCGGCATTTTTATCCAATCCGCTTATGTTGGGAATAACCGCACTTACCGTTGTCGCCTCGTTTGCGGGGTATTGGTTCGCTACCGCGGATGCCACAGAAGAAGCAACGCAAAAAGCCAAAGATTATGTGCAATCGGTTGATGCAAGTAAAGCAGCGTTAGAAAAAATGTCTGCGGCGGCGTTACAAAAACAACTGAAAGACCTTGAAGAAAGTAAAGCGGCATTCAATAAAAAAATTGATGAGCAAAAGAAAAAGGCAGCGGAATTACAAAAACAACTTGAGGAACTCAATAAAGGGGAAATGCTTAACTATGGTGCGGATTCCCTTTATTCGTTTGCAAGTAATGCGGAAAAGGTGAAAAAAGTTCAGGGTGAGTTAATAGATCTTAACGCAGATTTAGATCAGTCAATGCGTGATTTAGATGCAACTAACGAACGGTATAATGCTACCCGAGAACATTACAATCAACTTTTAGGTATAGGTGCAAATAAAACGCCAGATGTTACCGATAAAACCTTTTTATTTAGCAAATCATTAGATGAATTAGGGATCTCTGCAGAAGATGCAAAGAATAAATTGCAGTCTTTATTTTCAATGTTTGCTGGACAAGGGATTTTGGCATTCCAACAAGGCGATAAAATTGTGGGTTATGCCAATGACAAACTACAAGAAGACCTCAACAAGTTAGCGGCTGATAAAGTGCGCGCAGGCTTAAAAGGAAAAGCATTGTATAAGCACGATGCTGAACAAGAAGCCTTACGAAAAGGGTATCAAGGGGAAGCAAAGAGTAAATTTATTGATGCTTATGTTGGCGCTAAATTAGCTACGGACAGTGCTAAATCTGGTCGAAGCAAAACAGATTACGTTAAACAATACACCGATCAGCTGACCGAAATGCAAAACCGCATTGCACAGCTAAGAGCTGATACTGATGATATTAAGCTGTTCGGTGAACCAAGCCAGTACCAAGAGTTTAATAAGCTACAACAAGACATCACCGCTAATGCAGAAAAATATGCGGCATACGGTGTGGAAGGTGTCGCGAAACTGAAAGAAATGGCGCGTCAAATTGATAGCGAAACGCAGAAAAAAGCGATTGCTCAGTTCGGTATCAATAACAACAAACAGCTTGATGCAATGGAGTTTGAATTAAGTCTGTTGGGAAAAACACGTAAAGAGCAGGATTTAATTCAGTATAACCATCAATTAGATCTGGAAGCCGCACGCCTTAAAATCGGGATGTCAAAAGAGAATGCTGCACAATTAGATGCGGAAATTATCAAGCTAAAAGCGCGTAGAGCGGAAATTGAAAGACAAAAAGCATTAGCACAGTCTAATCCGTTGCTCGGTTTGCAGGATGGCATCGTGAAATTTGGGGAGGCTGCCAATAATGTGATGGCGAATGTTTCACAGATTACACAAAATGCCCTTGGCGGAATGTCAGATGTGTTAACCGATTTTGTATTGACAGGGAAAGCAAATTTTAATGATTTAGCACAGTCGATCATCAAAGATATTAGCGCAATGATTATGAAAATGATGGTGTTCAAGGCGCTTGAGTCCGCTTTTGGTGGCACGTCTTTTGGGAAATTGTTGGGCTTTTCCCAAGGGGGTTTAGTCGGTTTTGATAACGGTGGCTTCACCGGTTTAGGCGGTAAATATACGCCTGCGGGTATCGTGCATAAAGGTGAATACGTCATCACCAAAGAAGCGACATCAAGATTGGGGGTGGATTACCTTAACTTCTTAAACTACGGTACTCGACGCGGCTTTGCCAACGGTGGCGGTGTTGCGGTGCCGAAAGTGCCAATGGTGAAAGCCAAAACACAAAATGCCAATGTCAGTATCAAAGTGATCAACAACGGGGAGCCGGTGGATGCCAAAGTGACGCAAAAACAGCAAGGCGAACAGTTGCAAGTGACGGTGGAGTTAATGCGAAAAATTGCTAAACAGGAAGCAAACAATATGTTACAAACCAATTTTAGAGCCGGAGGAGCCTTTGCCTAATGGAAACGTTTAAATGGTGTGTGCGGCCAAAGCTCACAATTGAAAATGAACCCCGCCGCAATGTGGTGCAGTTTGGCGATGGTTATGCACAGCGCGCCAAAGTTGGCATAAATAGCTTGCTGCGGCGTTATCCGGTTACGGTAAAAGTGAAAAACAAGGAACGTTTGGCAGTGGATGCGTTCTTGGCTCAACACGGTGGCGTTGAGCCTTTTTATTTTAATGACCCGTTCACAAAAAGTCGTAAAAAAGTGGTGTGCGGTCAGTGGCGCATTGAAATGAACCAAACCTATAGTGAATTTAGTTGTGAATTTGAGGAAGTGCCATAATGCCACAAACAATAAGCAATGCATTTAAGCTTGAATTAAGCAAAATTGAACAAAATGCCTTGATTGAGCTGTACGAAGTGGATATGACAATGTTACAAAACAAGCAAGGTGATCAGGGAGAAATTTACCGTTTCTATGCTGGCACAAATGAACGTTATCAAGATATTGTGTGGCAAGGGCAGACATATAAAGCCTATCCAATCAAAGCTGGCGGATTTGAGTTGAACGGTAACGGACCTAGCAATCGTCCTACCTTAACTGTTTCTAATCTATTGGGGTTAATCACCGGCATTGCTGTGGATTTCAATGAAGCCGTGGGGGCAGTTGTTCGTCGGCGACGGGTTTATATGCACTATCTAGATGCGGTTAATTTCAAAGAGGGTAATTCACACGCTGATCCGACACAGGAGCTAGTTAGTCTTTACATTATAGAACAGTTAAGCAGTTTAAAACAGGATATTGCTACTTTTACATTAGCATTACCAACTGAAACTGATAATGCTTTTTTACCCGCAAGAATGGTGATGGCAGATACGTGTGCTTGGATTTATCGATCTGCGGAATGTGGTTATACAGGCGGTTCAGTAGCGGATGAAAAAGATATGCCGACCAGTGATCCGAAAAAAGACAAATGTAGTCGATGCTTGACAGGGTGTAAGTTGCGTAATAACACCATCAATTTCGGTGGTTTTCCTTCAGTGAATAAAATAGGGTAAGTACATGACGTTAGAACAAGATATTATTAAGCACGCAAAGCAACAACAACCGCACGAAATGTGCGGTTTTGTTGTTTTTAAAGGACGTAAAAAAGTTTTTTTACCGAGTGTGAATATCGCAGATGACCCCGAAAATTATTTTGAGATTTCGTCTGATGATTATCTAGAGGCTAATCAATATGACGGCATTGTCGCAATTGTTCACTCTCACCCGAATGGCAAGCCAATTTTATCAACAGCAGATAGGCAAATGCAGCTGCAATCCGGTTTGGATTGGTGGTTGGTTTGTGATGATAACGTGCATAAATTTCGTTATATCAAGCCATTGTTAGGGCGTGAATTTGTTCACGGGGAAAGTGATTGCTATAGCCTGTTTCGTGATGCCTATATGTTATCTGGTGTGGATTTTCCCGATTTTAAACGTACTGATGAGTGGTGGAATGAAGGGGCTAATTTGTATCTAGATAATATGGAAAAACACGGTTTTGAACAGGTGGATGTAGTACAACGTGGCGATGTTATTTTAATACAAGTAGGGGCTGACGTACCTAATCACGCTGCAATCTATTTAGGGGATAACTGGGTCTTACATCACTCTCCTAAGCGATTATCAAAACGAGATTTATATGATGGTTATTGGTTGAAACACACGCATAGTATTTGGAGATACCAACAATGGCAACAATTAAACTTTACGGCAATCTTAAACGATTTGGCACTGCCTTTGATTTAGCGGTGGATGATACGGCGGAAGCGATTCGTGCTTTATGCTGTCAATTGGTCGGCTTTCGACAAGCCTTACAGCAAGGTTATTACAAAGTGCGGATTGACGAACATCTCGTTACTGCCACATCACTGGAGAAAGATATTCTCTACAAATTAAACGATAACGCCGTGGTGCATCTCACGCCGGTGATTAAAGGGGCAAAAAATGGCGGTATTTTTAATATTGTGGTAGGTGCGGTGTTAATTGCCGCCTCTTGGTATGCTGGTGGAGCAGCAGGTTGGGCGTATCTTGGTGCGGCAGGGTACACTGGTGCAACAATGGCATTTATGGCTGGAGCCTCAATGATTCTAAGTGGGATAACTCAACTTTTATCACCACAACCCAAAATGGGAAGTGTAGGCACGGAGCAGGAGAAAAAACAATCTACATCGTTCAGTAACCTTGGTAACTTGTCGGCACAAGGACGCCCCGTTCCGTTGGCTTACGGTGAGATTATGGTTGGGTCACTCATCATTTCACAAGGTGTTGAGACTTACAACGTTGATGAAGAGATGAAGAAAAAAACTGAACCGAAGAAAGGCTTGTTTAGAAAAGGATAAATAATATGGGTAAAGGTGGTGGTGGCGGACATACGCCGTATGAAGCACCCGAAAGTGGTCGCTCAAAGCAACGTATTAAAATTGTAGAAGTGATTTCCGAAGGGGAAATTCAAGGTTTAAAAGCAGGCGTGAAATCCGTCTATTTGGATAAAACTCCAATTCAAAATGCCGATGGAAGCTATAATTTCCGTAATATGGAATTGCAAGGAACAATTGGTTCGCAAGATCAGGATATTATGCAAGGCTTTAACACCTCGGAGCGTGAGATTGGGGTTGGTACGGAGGTGAAAAAAACACGGCACTGACACGCACCGTAACGGATGAGAAAGTTACTCGATTACGTTTAACACTTGGTGTGCGTAGTCTGTTCCAGCAAAAAGATAACGGTGATACGGTGGGTGCGAGTGTGGATTTGTTGGTTACTGTAGGCGAGCAACAATATCCAATCCATTTCAATGGAAAATATAGTAGTCAGTATTTGCGACAAATGGTGATCGATCATCTTCCAGCAGTACCATTTCAAATTAAAGTAGAGCGATTAACTGCAGACAGTAAACAACAACGTGTACAAAATGCGACAGTTTGGTCAAGTTACACTGAAATTATTGATACGGAATTTGCTTATCCTAACACTGCGTTAGCAGGTGTGATGTTTGATTCTGAATATTTTTCTAATATTCCTCAACGTAATTATTTAATACAAGGCATTAAAGTAAAAGTACCGACGAATTATGACCCTAACACACGAATTTACAGTGGTTTGTGGGATGGACGGTTTAAAGTTGCTTGGACTAATAATCCGGCGTGGGTTTTTTACGATTTACTGACTAACAAACGATATGGAATGGGGCAGCGTTTAGGTGATTTCAGTGTTGATAAATGGGCATTGTATGCAATTGGGCAGTATTGTGATGTGAGTGTTCCGGATGGTTTTGGTGGTAAAGAACCAAGAATGACTTGTAACTGTTGGTTGACTGAACAGCGACAAGCTTATGAATTGATCAACGATTTAGCCTCCATCTTTCGTGCAATGCCGGTGTGGAATGGGCAACAGCTCACTGCCATTCAGGATAGACCGAGTGATCCAGTGTGGACTTATACCAATGCCAATGTGGTCAACGGCGAATTTGAGCGCAGCTATTCTGCCTTAAAAGCACGGCATAACATTATCCACGTGGAATATCTCGATAAAAACGATTTTTATGAGAAGAAAATAGAGTATGTATCGGATGATGGTGCAGTAAAACGTTACGGGGCTAACGTAAAAAAAGTGACGGCGTTTGGTTGTACTAGCCGTGGACAGGCTTACCGCTTAGGGCGTTGGATTTTAGAAACCGAGAAATTAGAAAAAGAGACTATTACCTTTTCAGTTGGACGTGAGGGGTTAATGCATTTGCCAGGTGATATTATCCGTGTTGCTGATAATCATTATGCAGGCACGGCAATTGGTGGGCGAGTGTTGACTGTGAAAGGGCGAGAAGTAACGTTAGATCGAGAAATTGAATTAAATGGTGCAAGTTATTTCAGTTATATCAATGCTGAAGCTAAACAGCAAACCATTAAGATTCACGCCGTCAAAGGGCAAGTTGTCACCTTAGACAGCGTGCCAACTGGTTTGACCGAATTTGGTGTGTGGTCGTTGGCGACCTCGGCGGTGCGTGGCGGATTGTATCGCGCGGTGTCGATTAGCGAAAATGAAAACGGCAGCTACACCATTACTGCCTTGCAACACGAACCCCAAAAAGAGGCGATTGTCGATAACGGTGCGCATTTTGAAGCGGTGTCGAAAACATTATATTCCGCGCCACAACTCACTGATGTGGTGATTAACACCGCCAGTGGCACAGGTGCGGTGATCAATGCGGAAGTGACCGCCGGCAATGCGATCATCACACGCTATGATATTTTGATTTATCAAGGCGAAAAGCTGTATCAAAGCTATATCGGGCAGAAAACGGCAGAATTGAAATTAGAGAATCTGCCAAATGGTGATTATAGTGTGGTTATCATTGCCAAAGATGATAAAGGTCGAGTATTAAGTGAAAAGACAAAAACCTTTACCATTGACCGGCCACCGATTCCGACCGGTGTTGTGGTCAGTGGTGGCATTGAAAACATTCTGATTGAGTGGGATTATGTGGATGAGTTCACGCAAACAGAAATTTATTTTGCGACCGAAGACGACTGGATGGCGGCAAAACGCTTAGTGAAAGTGAGCGACAACCGAATGTATGCGCACACCGTTGCACCGAACAGTGTCTACTATTATTGGCTGTGTCATACACGTGGACAAAATGTGGGGCCGCTGTACCAAATGCAAGGCTTGCGCGGCGAAACCAGTGCCGACATTGAAAAAGCCTTGAACGAATTGCAACAGGAGCTAAGCGAAAACGTTGTCAATGAGGTGATCGACACCGGCTTTGCCGCACGAGGTTTGGAAGCGGTGAAAGTGGTGGAAACGCTCGGCAATGTGGCGAAGTTTCAACAGGTTAACCTGATCTACAATTTAGCGGATAAACGTTTTTACACTTGGAATGGGCAGCGTTACGCCACGATGGAGATTGACAACATCACGCCGGATCAAATCAATGGCGTTATCCCGGCGGAGAAACTCGCACGCATTCCTACACAACAATTAAGTGGCACCCTCAGTGCCAGCCAAATCGCTAGCAACAGCATTGGCACCAACCATCTACAGGCGGCAGCAGTCGGCACACAGCAATTAAGAGCGAATGCCATTACTGCAGATAAACTGGCAGCCAACAGCGTGACCACCGGCAGCATTCAAGCAGGCGCGATTCGTGGAACGCATATTGCTGCTGGTGAGTTAACGGCAGATAAATTAGCAATTGGCTTAGGTGGTAATCTGCTCTATAACCCGATTTTTGCAAATAATGCGGACGGGTGGTTTTTATACCAAGATACAGGCATAGTACAAGCTAATTCAGGACTTAATATAAATAATAATTCTAGTGGAAATTGGCAAGGGAAAGAGTATTTAGAAGGAGAGAACCAGTATTGTTGGCAACCGAAAATGGTGAGTTCAACTTCAGCCGCAGGGCGGTTTGGCGGTATTTATCAAGATATTAAGCTAGTCGCAGGAAATTGGTATCTACTCTCAGGTTATGTCGCAGCACATCGTGGTGGAGTGGGGATAAATATTGAGTTACGAGATGGTTTAGCGATTTCTAATATCAGTCGCAATTATAGTGAAACTGGTGTGGGTGATATCTCAAATGCTAGCTATACCAATGGTTTAAAAGACACTACTCGCATTTGGATTAAATTCAAAGTAACGGCAACAGGAACGGCACGTTGTATCTTCAATCAATTTAAAAAAGCGAATGTCAGTAATACATTTACTGTGCTGCGTCGTCCAATGCTTGAAGAATGTACACAATATACTAGAGAACCAAGCCCGTGGTGTCCAACTGGTGTTACGGTGATTCACGGCGGTTCGATTAAAACTGGCACAGTGATTGCTGAAAAACTTGCTGCTAATTCTGTTACCGCAGAGAAAATTGCAGCAGGGGCGATAAATGCCAGCAAGATTGCAACAAATGCGATCACTTCAACACATATAGCTACCCGTTCATTGTCTGCCGATAAGTTAAATGTTTCTAATTTATCAGCGATTAGTGCGAATTTGGGTAAGGTTACGGCAGGTACGATTACTGGTACTCGTATTGAGGGAAACACCATTCAAGGCGGTACTATCAATGGTACGACCATAAACGGCACCACCATTAATGGCGGCACAATTCGTGGGGCAAATATTGAAGGAGTAACGGTACGAGCAGAGAATATTATTGGGGATGTGGTGAAGGTTTATAGCAGTAGAGTTATCGAAACGAAGCAGGGTAAAGCACCTTTTGAACATTATAGCTACGCTTATCCTAATATTGTTATTCCGGCAGCAAATCGCACACGTAGCGCGGTTATCTCGCCTATTGTTCTAGTGGCGGCGGGTAAAAATGGTTACTACACCGCAAGAGGCGGGGATAAACAAGAGTATCATCCTCCACAAAGTGATTCAAAAAGCCTCACCATATTGGTAAATGGTAAAGAGTTGGTGAAAGGAACAGCCTACACGCCGAACGCGGCGGTATCCACTACAGTAATCTCTGAATCCTTTATCATTCCCGCTAATCAACATACGGTCGTTTCTTTCAAAAATGGTGGAAACATAGGTGGCTCGATTACGTTATTTGTGCAGCAGGTTTGAACACCTTATCACCCTAATCTTATCATCGTCACAATGTTGCGCAATCAGGCACAACATCATCACGGCGATTTTTATTTCAACGAAAAGAAGGAAAACACAATGACAACATTTAATAAAATCTTAAAACCCGTTTATTCAGCTATCGCCAACTATGCCACCTCAGATGATGGCGCTATTAATGCCAAATATGTGCTGGGCTTTGGTGAAGACAATGAGGGCGAAATCATCGACTTTGTGCCGATGATTAGCGAATATAAATATATCGATCCGGAGGCGGCAAAAATGCTGACGGAAAAACCACTCACAGAGGAGGATGTAGGCAAAACACCGAACGAAATTATGCTTGTTCGCATTTATCAGCATTTAAAATCTACCAATCAGATTGTGGCATAGATTGTGGAAAATCAAATTAAAGCAAAACCCAGTCATTAGGCTGGTTTTTTTATTAGGAGAACTTATGGATATTAAAGATCTTAAAATTTATCGAGGTGATGACACGATTTTCACTGTACGAATTGAAGCCTTACCTAATTTTAGTTTGCAAGAGGCTGAATTAAAAATGACGCTGAAAAGTAACGTCGGAAATGAAACGCTGACATTATCCAATGAATCAGGTTCAATTTTGGTGCTTGATGATTTCACAATGCAACTGATATTCAGCCATAACTTAACAAAAAATGTTAAAGCGGTACGTTGGCGTTATGACTGTCAGATGCGAAAAGCAGGGTGTGTGCGAACCTTATTTGCAGGCAAAATAACCATTGAACCTGATATTACGGAATAACTTTTTAAAGAAACTATTTTAACGATTCAGGAGATTTAAATGAGTAAATTGAATTTAGAAATCAGTAAAAACGAGATTGAATTACAAGTCAGTATTTTACCTGGTGAAATTTTTCGTGGAGAGAAAGGAGAACAGGGTGAAAGAGGAGAGACAGGTGAAAGAGGTATGAACGGGAAGTCAGCCTATGAAATTTGGCTGGAAGCCGGACATAGTGGCACAATAGAAGATTTTTTGAACTTCATTAGAGGTGAGAAAGGAGAAAAAGGTGAAGATGCTTTAGATTTTTTCTCTGTGTTAACACCGGAAAACCTTAATGTCTTTTACCAACAAGCTAGAGAAAAAAATTATCGTTTAGATACAAGTGAATTGGATAAGTTGATTAAACGCCATTTTCTAATGTATGTAATCAAGCAGAGCGGAACACCATTTCCGGAATACTTCATTACACCGGGTTATAATCCACAACTGACGATGTTAGAGAATGAT